TTAAACTAACAATGCCCGTTGAAGTTTTTAACTCAAATGGTACGGGCATAAATTAGTATGTCTTTGTTTGGGTAAGTGGTGCATTCTGTACCTGAAATTCAGCATCGAATTTCAGCAGGTCTTTGTCAGTTGCATCCAATGAAAGCGAAGTGACAAAGATGTTACCGCTATAAACGATGTCGCCTGATACCGGAACGGCAGGTCCGAAACGTGCAGGAACTGAATCCCGGTTAACAAGCATCTGATACAAACGGTCATAGCTTTCACGGCTACCTGTACCAGTTTGATCAATAGCATTACCACTGCAACTGATTGTTTGACTAACGGAATTACCGGGAAGTTGCTCATCTCCACACTTACTATCTGCATCAATGGCATCACGGGTGATCTCCATTGAGTTTGATGTAAGGCAAGCAACAACAAGGAAAGAACCATTTCTGTCGAAATCTAACTGAAGGATAATGTCCCTCGCATTTACAAAAGTGTAACTCATATTTATTGTGTTTGACTGATTATAAATTCATAACGCAAAATTACGCGAAAAGTGTTATCAAATGGATCCAAGTCTTCGAGGTTAGTTACCGATGCCAAAACCACATTTTTACAATCCCATCCCACAGGTAACACCACCACCGTATCACTATTCACCGCACCCATCACCGCATCCGCTATTTGCTCCGCACGTTTGAACCCAAAGTTACTACTTTTAGTTGTTATATCTATGTTGACGGAAACCATGTTAATATACCCTTCCTTCCCTTGCTCTTGCCCAGATGTTCTGCCGGTGATAGTAATGTATTCAGCCGGCACCATTGCAGGCACCATAGCATCGTAAACATCAATGTAGGAGTATGCGGCAAGTTGGGTAACTAACCATTGTTTAATCGGTATGGCAGGGTTTTTCATTATCATTTGCGCAACAAATTTTGAATCCGCTTAATTAGTTTCGGTCTTTCCATTTCATAGGCAGGAATTAGGAAGGGTTGGGCTTTGATACCATTCGACAACACAAAGTACATTATAGTAGCTGCAAGTTGGTCAGCTTGTTTATCTTGAATCTCTCTATCTTTCTTTTTGCCTGTCCTTCGCCCTGTTTTTTCGCTATACGTTCCTACAAACTTTTTTTTCTTCACATATCTTTTGAAATGCTCTAACAATTCTTTATGGTCAACGCTCCCTCCACTTTGCTTAAATCTTGCAGCAAATTTGTGATATTTAGAGTCAACCCTATCCCCGTCTTTTGTTACGAAAACCCAATGCCCAGTTCCAAATTCAATAAAAGGTGCATATTTTAATTCTGAATAAACATATTTTTTCAACGGCTCACCAATATTGTGCTTTATTGATTGTCGTAATTTACCATCAAAACTAGGTGCTAATTCTTTAGCGGTCTTTTCAATGGTTAGTGCAGAGGCATTCATCTCTTTGCTCAAATCTTTGCTAACTTTAACTGCTGCAATAGCAAACATTCGCCTAACTGCCTTCCCCCCTAATATATCGAGACTCGCTTTAGCCATTACTTAAAGATTTGTATTTCTAAATATTCGTCCTTGTTCTCCACATTAGTAATAGAGTGTATGCTATATTGCTCACCACCTATTTCTAATCTGTATGTTTGGTCAATGGTGAGGGGGTAGCGCACGAATACAGTAGCAGATGCCGTGTAGCTCACTTGCGCTGCGATCAAAGAACGGCTATCGCCTAATGGAATAAACATACCCCAAATGGTACCGACATTCGCATAGGTAACCGTAAAGCCCCCCTCACCATCGCTCACCTGTGTAGGTGCAAGTACATTAATCGGCTCATGCAGTAATTCTGCTGATAAGTAGTTCGGTCTTGTTCCCTTTAACCTCATAGTATTGGCGATTGACGGGTGAACTGCTGACACGCTCTCCATGCTTTCTCACAGATGCCCATACCTTCTGCACCTGCCCCCCTATTTTCATACATATAATTTAATTGGTCAAGAATGGCAAACTTCAAAGCAGCAGGTACATGAGTATATCCTACCGTATATTCTGCTCTCATGTTCTCAATCTGTGGAAAAGTAATTCGTGGATAATTACCGCCTATGATGCGTTTGTCAGTTAATACGGTACCTGTATAATCATCGTACAAGGTAATATCGGAAGTGATCGGGCCGTATGGCAGTTGATAGGCACCGCCTTTGTTACTGAACCATACCTTCACCTGCTTTGTTATGATGCTGATGCCTGCGGCATCTTCGATTATCTTTCTTGCAGAACTAATGAGTTGCGCAACCTGTGCATCTTCGCTTGTATGGCTAACCCTAATGTATAGTTTCGCTTCTGCAAGTGTTACAGGCTCCGCATAGCTTACCTCCGTTACCTGCGAATCTATCGTAAAAGAGTAGTTACCCATTGTTCAAAGTTTATTAATTTGTCATGCGGCCTTAACTCATCTGCTCTGTCAAATGCCGCTTTGCTGCAAAGTTCGTAATTATTCATCACATTTTGTATGGCCTGAACCCATTGATGAGGTCGGTCAGGGCTGCAATAGATACCGGCATCGCCACAATTCTCACGAAGTGCAGGTAAATCACTTACAATGCAAGGGATCCCCGATGCCATTGCTTCCGTTGCAGTTCTTCCCCAACTTTCATACTGTGAAGGCATCAAAAGTATCTTTGTTCGCTTATACACATTCCTTACATCCGGCTGATTACCCCAGATGGTTACATTTTGTAACCGGTTGTAAATCTGTTCGCCATACCCACCTTGTACTGCTAAAAATTTATACTCCGGCATCATTTGCGCCACTTCATAAAATAGTTCTGCACCCTTATTCCTGTTAATATTAATGAGTGTTATTTCTTCCCCCCTATCAACCCTGTAATGGTCAATATTCACCGGGGGTTGAAGGATGAATGAATTGTTGGGATATTTTCCATGTTCACTCCCCCAATGCGAGTTATACACAACATTTATATGCTGATTCCGCCTAACGGAAATATAGTTAAAGGTATTGTGCGCAAACCATACGGCAGGCTTCTTTGTCTTCTTGCAGTCATCTGCCACATCTGCTGCAAAATCTAATTGAGTGAAAATTACATCCGCCCAATCATGATGGAAGTACCAATCATGGCTGCGATTAAATACTGGTATTCCTTCGTACTCGTAATACTCATTGTTCATTGCGGATGTCATAACCTTTACGAGATGGCCACGCTCCATTAACCACTTGTTTATTTCGTGAGCATTCCATTCCGAGCCGGACTTTGCCTTCGGGAGATATTGTTGAACGTGCCACAAGACACGCATTTTTGGCTGGTTTTCGTTCACGCTTTTTCATGCTAATAATAAAGGGGGAAGGTTGCCCCTCCCCCCTCATTGATGTTAGATAGTAGCGAAGATAGCGGAGTTAGGAAGCATCAAGTTGATGGCTTCGTAACATTCAATCCTGGCAGTAACCATGTTGGTAACGAAGTTGTTTTGATCTTCGTAGCTCAACTCAATGTTTACGCCGTTCACCTCTACTCTTTCGAGGAAGCTATTATCGATTAAGAATGCACGGTCATTAGGCACCCAGTTGCAACCAACGATTGGCACACCAGCGATGTTTAACACACCACCTTGCCCGATAGTAAGACCACCTGCGCCCAGGTAGTAGCCATTGGTGAAGGATTCGTTCAGCAGGATTGACCATTGCGCGTTAGAAACGAACACAACGGATGCGCTGAAATCACCTACACGCAAGTTACCGATGAGGTTGATTATTCTTCCCAGATCAGTAGTTGCAGTAGTGGTAGTTGAACCAGTAGCAGCTCCGGAAACGGCAGAAAAGAAAGCAGCGTTTTCAGCACGGAAGAAATCACGAGTCAACAAACGAGGAAGCGTTTGACTCATAAAAGGCAGGTTAGCGAGCATCTGACGGCTGAACTTGGAAAAACCTGCGATAAAGTTATTCACCGTTTTAATTTCAGTCAGAGAGTAGTCGTTCTCACGCTTGAGTGAACCTTCGAGTTGTGCAGCGATGTTGTTGGCGTTACCGGCAGCCTCACGATATGTTACATACAAACCAGTAGGGCTTTGAACGGTAGGCACAAAGTCACGGAAGTTAACGAGCTGTGAAGGCTGGATTGATTGACGGCTATTGTAAGTTGCAACGGGATCACCTGTCAGGTTAGCAGCCAAAGTAATTGTCTTTACTTCCGGCATAGCGATGTGAAGGCGACCATTTTTTTTCATTTCAGCTTCGATGTTCACACCTTCGAGTTTCTCGGAGAGTGCTTCGCTGAAAGATTTGCTTTCGGGTTGTGCGCTCTTTACTTTAGTGGTAAGGGCATCGAATTGAGACTGCATAGCATCTTTGAACTCTTTAAGTTCAGCAGCAGTAGCAACTGATTCGAGTTTGCTTCTTCC